TCGTACCCCTTCCCCGTCTTTTCTAGCGATAAATTTACGACCTAATTGTTTGCCTGTTCTGTAGTTTGCGTTACAGACAATTTGTAGCTTCCCCGTTGGCACAAAGAATGATTCTCCGACTTCCATCACCTTATATGGGTACACATTGCGCTTTTTCTCAGGGGGTATCGGAATATTTTTATCAATTTCAATACTCATGCTATTCTCCTTATATCTTCCATCATCATACACTATCATGATACACACATACAACGAATATCATCTAGGCGATAACCTTATTCATCTCAATTACTTGCGTAAGGTCTGTGAACAAGAACCCCAACTAGACTTCACCCACTACTGTCACCCCCAGTATCACAGCCAACTACAACCCCTTTGTGAAGATGTTTCTATAGGGCTTGCAGATCTGTCGATCCCACCCGATAGTGTTAACGCTTGGATAGGGAGGGAAAACTATTTTCATAACCATCCTGACCGTGATGATTGGGTGAAATTTCACCTAGCTTGGTTTGATAAGCTATCCGACCTGTTGGAGCTTTCCTCGCCTATAGCTTGTAGGGAAGATTTACTCTTTGAGTACCCCGCCTTAAAAGCAAGGGAGTACCCCCATTTTGACTGGCTGATAGTAAACAGCCCTCCCCAATCTGGGCAGCTTCCCACCTACAACCAGGCGTGGTTTATAGACAAGGCTAAAGAACTTGCAAATCAGGGCTTAAAAGTCATTACAACCTACCCTACAGGGGTGTGTGAGAGTACTTTAGAGCGCAAAATGACGGTCACTGACATCGGAAATCTGTCACTTTATGTGGACAACATCTTAGGTGTGGATACTGGTCCAATGTGGACTACGCACAACATTTATAACCAAGACAGCGTTTTAACACGCTGTATCTACACCACCGCAGCTAAACCTTACCTATCGAAGAACACGACAGTCCTAGAAAAACTGTAATTTTTTTTGGGGGAAGATGCGAATGGGGTACGCACCCAACCGAACCCAAACCCATTCACTTGGTCTGTTCTTGCATAGATCTATCTTGATCTAGTCTAGAGCGCCAATTTAAGTCTATAGATATATGTTTAGGGTAGATTTAACGGTTATGACAGTGCTATACCCTTTTCTGTTTTCTCAAGAGCGAGAAAAGAGCAAACCCCTAAGCCATTCTTTTCTCATACTCTCTTATCTATACATATATCTACTAAGTACCTATAAGATCTATAGAAGATAGCTAATAGATCTATATAGACTATAGAAGATTGTATATATATCTATTATAGCTATCACTGTATCATTTATGCAACTAAGGGAAAATACTTACTAAATAATTGTAAACATTATTAGATTATTACCGTTATAATCAGTATATAGTCTATATGACTATATGATTAAAACCTAACTAGGAGCTATACACTATGCAAACAACTTACGGTAATTTCACTACAGAGAGTGACGGCCACATCAGCGGTCATGTGCTGCACATCAAATCAATCAGAAAAGACGGTAAGTTTACCGTCACTCACTCATTTGGATCTGGTAAGAAAATCAATAAGATCTACACTCACGATCAATTGCAAAATGAGATCGCTAAATTTAATGGCGACATTAAAAACACTATCAAGCAGTAAACCTTAAACCTAACTATTGGAGCAAACAATGAATAAATCTACTGTCTATCGTTTAATAGTTGACGGCAAATACATTGACTATTTTTTTACTTTTAAACATGCCGAAAGGGCTGCTAAAGCCTTTGAAGGTCAAGTAATCGAAATCATTGAAGATCAAACCTAACCTAACTAGGACAAAACATCATGACTACATCATCAAACCGTATCAGCGTATATGACAGCGTTACTAATAACATCATCGCTAAACTAGAGCAAGGCATTGCGCCCTGGATCAAACCCTGGCAAGCGGGATCTACCGGAGCGGATCGTAACGCTATCAGTAAAAAAGAGTATCAGGGCGTTAATCGCTTGATCTTAGGCATGAGCGGTTACAGCTCACCAGTGTGGGCAAGTTTTAAACAATGGCAAGATTTAGGCGCTACTGTTAAAAAGGGCGAGCGAGGTACTCAAATCGTTTTCTATTCCCAAGTAGCAAAAAAGGAAATAAAAGAGAATGATCCTAACCCTGAAAATAGCACCTACGCAATGCTAAAAGCGTACTATGTTTTCAATATTGATCAAGTAGAAGGTATTGAGTATGAGAAACCAGCGCCACAATTACCTGATTTTAACCCGATCCCTGCCCTGGAGGATCGCATTGCTAAAACTGGCGCTCAAATCTCTCATGGCGGAGGGCGTGCCTTTTATCGCCCTTCTACTGATAGCATCACGCTACCTGAAAAAAATACTTTTATCTCTGAAAATCACTACTACGCTACAGCATTGCACGAACTCACTCACTGGAGCGGTGCGCCACATCGTTTAGATCGTACTAAGGGCAAGCGCTTTGCTGATACTGCCTACGCTTTCGAAGAATTAGTAGCGGAAATGGGAGCGGCATTTTTATGCGCTGATTATGGTATCCAGGGCGATCTACAGCACGCTGATTATATTGGCAACTGGTTGCAATGCCTTAAAAACGATAATAAGGCGATATTTAACGCCAGCGCTTTAGCTCAAAAAGCCGCTGATTATATCAACGGGTTAGACTGCATTACTAACCAGGCAGTAGCGTAGTGCTACCTGGTAAGCGCTTAGGAATAGGCGCTTATCAGATTAGCATTTTGCTAGTCATTACCTAACTACTGGAGGAATTTATGTACATTTCAGAAAATCAAATAAATGATGCTGTGGAGCTAATTCTCAACACTAGAGATTTTTGCGGTGATGAGATGTCAGCAATATGTGATTTTTGCGCTGATGAGAATATAAAAGACTGGCGCAAGGTTTACCGTATCGCTAATTTTAGGGCTAATGCCCGCTGGAATGAATTTAAAAAGCAAGCTGGCGTGCATCCTAGGTATTGCTTATGAGCGCCAGGGATAAATACAGCGCTTATTGCTACTTATGCGCTAAACAAGGAATAACCGCTCTATCGTTTAATGCCTGGATGTCAGTAAACAAGGCAGGATCGCTATTCTAGGCGTTTTCAGTAGGTAAGTGGTACTTAGGTATCACTTGCCTATTTTTATCGCTTTATATCGCTTTTTAATCGTTTTAACTATTTTGAAAGAATATTATGAGAAATAAAGATATTTTTACAATTGATCGTCATCTATTTATTAAGAAAACACCCCTACGCATGAGCGCATGGGCGTACCTACGCACGCATATACGCATGGATCAGGTGCTAGATACTCTCTCAGTTTTTGGATTGGTTTTGCTGGTCGGTTTGCTCTTAGTATTGTGAAAACCCCATGAGAACCCCATCGAGTTTTCAAATTGCTAAGCACCAGAACCGCTTTAGGCGGGTATCTGCAAAAAATGCAGGTAGCTATCGTTTATCGGTTGATTGCTTAACTAAAGAGGTGCTTTCCAGTGACGGTCCTCCAGATACTAGCCAATCTCGTTTATTCCCTTTGGCGCTACACCATACGGGAGAGCTGGTTCAAAGCTCCGTATTATCAGAGAGAACCCCAAAAGAAAAAGCCCTTAAAAGATGTTCTGTAGTGAAGCGGTTTAAGAAAATGATCTCGCAACACTTTCCTAAACCTACAAAACACCCATTGAGGGCTTCTAACATTCGGGCTTCACACCGATAAGCGGATTAAAACATATTTTTAAAAGGAGTGCAATATGAGTAAAGCAGATGATGATGCAGCAAAGTGGATGGAAGCTAATTCTAGGTGGCAAGCCCGTAATTTAATCAAAGCAAAGGAGAGTGGAGATGCGTATTACATCAACGCCAACGGTGATGTTGTTATCACCCAAGAATCAAAACCAGCAGTCATTGTTACAAGGGATGAGTTTTGCGGAAATACTACAGATCCAAAAAATTAAGTTTGCACATAATGCAAATAATGTAGTAAAGTCATAATTGTAGTAAACACCTAACTATTTATTAAAGGATCTAATCATGAAGTATTGCAAGGATTGCAAGAATCTTAGACCTACATCACTTGAATGTAGCGTTAGCCCTTCTGTCAGCAGAGTAACGGGCAAAACCCTTTACACCAGCGCCCATATATACCGAGAGCATGATAGCTATTGCGGTAAGGATGCTGTCTGGTTTGAACCGATCACCGAGGATGCCGATCTCGATGATTTAAGCACTATCCCATTCGGCAAATAACCTAACTATAGGAGTTAATCATGGCAAGACCTAAAGGCAGTAAAAACAAACCTAAAGCAACTTTCCCAGTGAAAGTATCTGAAATTGATCGTCTTAAGAACCTGATTGGTAAGCAAGATGACATGATCCAGCAGCTCACAGATGAGATCAAGCGATTGGAGAAAGTGTGCCAAGAGTTTGAGAACGAGGTAGATAACCTAGAGGGTGATCTAGATTCATTTAGAACCATTCTCATCACTGTTTTGGAGATGGGCAAATGAACGATCAAGCAGATTTTGCACCAGAAGTAAGGCGCTCAGCTATTTGGTCAGGTGACAGCCGTAAGGTTGCTAATGGCAAGATGGTTGATGTCATTCTCGAAAAACAAGGCAAAAAAGAGATCCCAGACCTATCAGGGGTTGAAGCAGTGCAATTTGGTCACATCATGCAGCCAGTGATCGGCAGACTTGCACAAGATAAATTAAAGATGGAATTAAAGGATGCAGACTATGCAATCACCCACCCCAAGCATGATTGGTTTCGTAGCCATTTTGATTTTATTAGTGCTGATGGTAGCACTCTTGTAGAAGCGAAAAACTACAATGCAATCCATCGAAATAAGTTTGATCTCGATACTAATCGTATTCCTGATGCGGACTATGCACAGCTTATTCACGAAGCTGCTTGTCATGGCGTTCAGAAAATATATCTTGCCGTCTTATTTGGCGGTCAAGAGTTCTGTATGTTTGGATTTGATATTACTGAGGGTGAAAAGGAAGATCTTATTAAAAAGATGGCAGAGGTTTGGGGTTATTGCCAAGCTGACACTTTGCCACCAGCTCAGACTATTGAGCAAACTAAGATTATGTTCCCTAGCTCAAATGATGGCGTTATTACAGCAACGCAGCAGATTGAGATGGCGATCACCCAACTTAAGGACATCAAGAACCAGATCAAGAACCTTGAAGCAGGTGAAGAAGCCCTTGAAGTGATGATTAGGAATGTTTTAGGGGAAAGCTCAGAGATCAGGTCATACGATGGTAGCACCCTAGTGACTTGGAAGGCTGCAAAGTCCTCTAAGCGGTTCTCAGCAGATCTTTTTAAACAGGCTATGCCCGATATTTATGAGAAGTTTGTTATTGAGCAGCCAGGTTCTCGGAGGTTCTTAGTCAAATGAAAAAATGGATAAAAATTAGCTGGGATGATAAGCAATTACAAGATGGTATTCAAGTTGATTACATTTTGAGAGATCACGAAAACCGTAGAGTATGGGATGAGGATCGCTGGAATCAAGTTTTGAAAATGATAAGAGAAAACAAGTCTTTAGACGAAATTGCCAAAACATTTGGAATTACTAAAACTCATTTATCTGAGCGCATACGATGGGAAAGATTTAGGTTGATTATGAAGGCTTTTTATAACTTTCGAGATGCCAAAACTCTTAATGCAAAACTTTCTGATTTTTCGATTTTTACAGATAAACACGATCATGAAAGACATGAAATAACAAACTGGGTAAAGGAAAAAATTTATGAATCAAATTGACATCGCAGTTTGGATTATGGCTGCATCCTCAGTCATTGACACAGTTTTAACTTTAGCGGAGATGATTCATGTTTAACCCCTCAACAAAAATGATGGAATTACTTTTAAGACCTGATGATGGTTTTGCTTATTGGGGTTATTTTGATGACTACCAAAA